GCAGAAGATATTAAAGATGATAATCAAACAGAGATATCATTTGAATCAGATTTAGAATTAGAAACTGACCCAGATAAAATATCAGATTGGGATAAGAATAAAGGTAGTTTACATAATATGAGAAATGAAAAACTACATGATAAAGATGATGATGAAGAAAAAGATTAAAACGAATTACAATAATGTAATAGCCGATATGACTATACGAGGCTCTAACTTAGTTATAAACAATAATAATCATAGGAGATTATAATATGGGTAGAAAGAAACTATCAAAAACACAAAGAGTAATTAATGCGTTCGAAAGAGGGGATGTAATTACATGGACACAATTAAGAAACACCTTTGACCTAACTTCACCACAAGCAATGGTGGATAAATTAAGAAGTCAAGGTTATATGATATACATCAACAAAACTGCTGATGGTACATCATATCGTATGGGTGAACCAACACAAGCAATTATTAATGCTGGTGTAGGTGCAGTATTGATGAACGGCAGAGCAGATAAAACTATCGTGGCTGCTGGAATCAAAGCACTTTATGGTAACGGCGTAGGATACGCTTCTTAATTATTTAAGAATTAGTGGGGTGACTTTCGGGTCACCCTTTCTAAACAGGAATTTAATATGATATTAGTTGACATGAATCAAATCTCTTTAGCATCTTTAATGATGCATTTGCACATGAATAAAGGTGAGTTAGATGATGAAATGGTCAGACATATGATATTAAATTCTGTACGAATGTATAGAACAATGTTTAATGAAGACTATGGTGAAATAGTTCTTACTTACGATTCAAGAGCATATTGGCGTAGAGAAGTATTTCCACAATATAAACATAGCCGTAGAAAAGGTAGAGAATCAGATGGCAAAGATTGGAATAGTATTTTTGGAGTTCTGAATCAGATTAAAGATGAGATAAAAGAATTTCTACCCTACAAAGTTGTAGAAACTCATGGGGCAGAAGCAGATGATGTAATTGCAATATTATGTAAACATTATCAAAGTGAAAAAATCATGATTGTATCAGGTGATAAAGACTTTATACAATTACAAAAGTATGAGAATGTAAGACAATACAGTCCAATTACGAAAAAACATGTAAATGGTGTTGACGCGGTTGTCTATATAAAAGAACATATACTAAAAGGTGACAAGTCAGATGGTATACCAAATGTACTATCACCCGACCATACTTTTACAGATGATTTAAGGCAAAGACCCTTGACATCTAAAAAGATGCAGAGTATATTGGCTCAAGACATTGATGATTTAAATGATGAAGTGAAAAGAAATTATCAAAGGAATGACAAACTAATTAATTTGGATAATATACCAGAGGAATTAGAAGGCGATATCTTAGATGATTTTAAGAGTGCTACTTGTGGTGACAGAAGTAAACTATTAAATTATTTTATAGATAAAAGACTGAAAAGTCTAACTGAACAAATTGGAGAATTTTAAAATGGCAAGACAAGGCAATTTTACACCATTGTTTTCAGAGGTACTTGATAAAGTACATAAGGCGAAAACAAAATCAGAGAAGGTAGCAATACTCATAGTGAACGATTCAAGTTCATTAAGAATGTTATTGAAAGCATCTTTTGACCCTACTAAAGAATGGGTGATACCAACAGGTGAAGTACCATACAAAAAAAATGATGCACCTATGGGAACAGAACATACTGTTCTTCAAAGTGAAGCAAGAAAATTATGGCACTTTATTAAAGGTGCAGACAATGATACAACCCAACATCAAAAAGAAAACATGTTTATTCAAATGTGTGAAGGTCTTCATGAAAGTGAAGCAGAATTATTGTGTGTAGCAAAAGATAAAAGATTACATCAAGTATATAAAGGTTTATCGAAAGATGTAGTAAGAGAGGCTTTTAAATGGGATGAAAATTTCATGCAAGAAGAAGCACCAAAATACCCACAAGCACCAGGTAGTGCATCAGGCGTATAAAGTACTTGACAAGTCTTGTTTAGTCTGTTATAATGGCTAGTAAAAATGAGGTTACAAAATAGTTCCCGTTCATATCGACCCACTCTCTCTCGACCTCATCATAGGGTCGGTATGAACACCAGAGGTTATGTATTATGAGTAGAGCAATTAAAAAAATACCATACAAATTTGTCCATGTATATTGGATTGATATTACATCAGATTCATCATGGCAAAGTATAGAAGATGTAAAAGATAGTAAATTACCTAGATGTTTAAGTACAGGTTTTTTAGTTAGTGAAGATGATGATGATATTGTTAGAATCGTTTCAGATTTTAATTTTAAAGAAGATGGCAGCATTGATGACTGTGGTAATTCTACAATCATACCAAAATGTGTTGTTCAAGAAATTAAAGAAGTCAAATGAATTTTTACATCCCAGAAATTATTGTATATATGATTGGTGTAATATCAATCATAGTAGTATTAATTGATTTATCAAAAATAGAAAAAAAGAGAGAGCAAGAAGAAAAGAATTATAGTGATGTTTGAACATGTAATCAGAAACCCTTTTGATATGAAGCCAGTTTTCAATCCTTGTGAAAACCCTAAGTTCAATGCAAATGAAACTGACCTAGAAATACAAAACCAAAAACTAATTGAGTTAAATAATCTAGGCGACAATATTTGGTTTGAAACAGAGATTGCACAAAAAGAAAAACTAGTTGAAAAGACAGCCGCAAAATTAGGACTTTTTAATGAACATGATAACTATCAATTATTTACTGAATGTGATGATGTAAAACAATTAGGTATGGTAATTGAAGATGATGTGGTTATTATGCATAATGGTAAATTAGAAGCATGTTTTGTAGCCTTTCCGTCATCATGGAATGCTGGTGAAAAGGTTGGTAAAAGTTTAGAAGAATTACACGAACCGATTGCAGATAATGAAGCATTACTTCGTGCATCAAATGGCATCATGAGAGCCATGACAAGTGGACAATCTTATCATAGATATACTTGGGGTATATCATCATTAAATGGATACAGTAATCATCCATTATATGAGAAACCAGAGTTTGATTCATTAGATGATTTGACATTCAGAGTAGAACATGAAAGAACTGCGACAGTCACAGAGGGCACCACAGCAGTCTTCTTAATACATGTTGATACATATCCATTAAAAGAGGTATTAAAGACTGATTTTGGACTGATTAAGGGGGCTATTGACAGTATGACAGATAGTGTATTAGAGTATAAGAATCTATTTAAAGTAAAGGAGTTGATGAATGAATATCTTTTATCTACATGAAGACCCAATACAGAATATCAAATGGCATGTTGATAAACATGTTGTAAAGATGGCAACAGAATATGCACAATTACTATCTACTGCACACAGGTTTTTAGATGGTGAATTGTACGAAGACAGAACAAAAAATAATCATAGAATTAAAAGGTGGAAACTACCTGATGATAGGGAAAGTATATTATATAAAGCAAGTCATGTGAATCATCCTTGTAATGTGTGGGTGCGTGAAAGTAAATCAAATTATCGTTTGATGTACCAGATTTACATGGCTTGTCTAGCAGAGTATACATATAGATATGGAAAAATACATGGTGCATCGAAACCATCTATTAGTCTACTTAGGACACCAAACAATATTAAAGACATTGGATTAACAGAGTTACCTCAAGCAATGCCTGATTATTGTAAGGTGATAGGAAATCCAATTCAGGCATATAAAAATTATTATATAAATGAAAAGAAAGGATTTGCTAATTGGAAAAATAGAACGAGGCCAGAATGGTATGGAAATATTTAATAGTAAAGACTTAGCAGAAGATGTTGAGTATCTGAAAATGAAAGTTAAAAACTTGGAATCAACGATTGATACTTTAGAAAAAAAAATTGTATCACTAGAATATTCATGTGATACAAACAGTAATGAAATAGAAGCACTAAATGTTGCCGTAGATGATATGGGACCAGATATATCAGAAGTGGAGTATCCAAAGTAAATGCCAACATATACATTTAAAAACAAAGACACAGGAGAAGTGTTCGATAAAGTAATGAAGATTGCTGAAAAAGAACCTTATCTAAAAAATAATCCAAATGTATCATCTGTACTAACAGTACCTAATTTTGTAGGTGACCATATTGTTAAGAGAATGGATGGTGGAATGAAAGAAACTTTA